AAGCGGATACACGTTTGATCGTGATGTAAAACAAATATTCTATGATAGCGGTACAACTAAAACTAATATCGCGGCTAATGTTTATGGTAAGTACACTACACTTTCTGGTTTTATAACTGCTTCAACTACTACAATCACAGGTTCTTCTGGAACTGCATTCACTACGCAACTCAAAGTTGGTGATTACATTAGAACAATTAATTCGACTGCAGCATATGAATTCCGTAGAGTTACTGCAATTACAGACAGCGATACACTTACCATAGATTCAGCATTTAGCGGTACTGTATCTGGTGCAGTTTATTCTAGAGTTGCTACTGAGATCAATGAACCCGGTGGTTTACCATTATTATTCCCACTTGCATATTCATTTATTAGAAATACACGTGGTGGTACTGGAGACAGTGAACAAGCAACTACATATACTACAACACAACGCTTTGATGCATCAACTGGTGCAGGTCAAACGTCATTAACGTTTTCAGTAGGTTCTGCAACTAGTCCTACTACTAGTGGCACAGAATTTAATCCAGCTGCAACTTCTACTGATTATATTTTAGTTAATAGGACAGATGGTACTATTGAATCACCAAGCGGTATAACACTTCAAAATAATGGTGTAGATGTATTAATCAGCGGGTTAACAGCTAGTAAAGCATATAGCTTATTAGCTCCGGTTCGTAAAGCTGGTTCTCCAGCACAAGAAAAGAAAAAGACTTTAATTGATAATGCAACAGCAGATTTTACAACACTAGCATCTGTAACACCGTTAACTTTATCATTAGGTAAAGCTGATGGTTATAGAATAGTTACTATAAGGATGGCTGCAGATTTCACAGCTGCATCATCTAATCCAGCGACCACGACTGACATCACGTCTTGGTTTACTTTTGATAATGGGCAACGTGATACTCATTATGATGTAGCTACTATAACACGTAAAGATGGTTATCCAGTTCCAAGTGGAGCTGTTCGCGTCATATTTGATTATTTTGATCATAGTATTGGTACAGCTGGCGATTATTTCACAGTTAATTCATATAGCGGTGAAGTTCCCTATAATAAAATCCCCTATTATATTTCTTCAACAGGCGTAGTAGCTTTGTCTGATGTCATGGACTTCCGTCCTCGTATTGGAGATGCTGGTGCTTTATTTTCTGGAACTGGTGCTTCGCAAACTGAAATTCCTAAAATTGGTTTCGAAACTTCTGCAAGCTACTCATACTACTTACCCCGCTCAGACAAATTAGCATTAAATATAGATGGCTCATTCTTCTCAGTTGATGGAGTTGCAAGTTTATCACCTGAACAACCAAAAGATCCAAACTTAGGTATGTTGATTGCTAAGTTGCACATATCCGCTTTCACATTATTCCCATCTCAAGGTTCTATTCAAATAGAAACGATTGATACTAAACGATATACTATGCGTGATATCGGTAAACTTGATAAGCGTATTGAAAATCTTGAATACTATACAGCTCTATCATTATTAGAGCAAGAAACTAAATCATTAACTATTCAAGATGAATTAGGTCTTGATCGTTTCAAAAATGGATTTATCGTTGATAGCTTTAAAGGCTCTGATCTTGGAGATACAGCTTCTATAGATTATCGCTGTTCTATTGATATGTCATTGCAAGAACTAAGACCATTCTATACAATGGATAATATAAATTTATTAGAAGTAAATCAATCTGATGCGGCACGTGATACTGATGGATATGCATTAACTGGCGATATTATCACATTGCCATACGAAGAGCGAGAATTAATAAAACAACAATTTGCATCTCGCACAGAAAACGTAAACCCATTCGCTATCTTTACTTTCTTAGGAAGTATGACGTTAAATCCTCCTTCAGATGAATGGTTTGAAGTTGATCGTAGACCAGATATTGTAAACAATATTGAAGGTAACTTTACCGCAGTGCAAACTGCGCTTGAAGCAACTGGTGCATTAGGTACAGTTTGGGGTGCTTGGGAAACTAATTGGGTTGGACAAACACGAAATATTGATCGTTTAGTTGTAACACGCGGATTTGATAGTCGCGATTATGGTCTTGGAGCTGCACGTTGGTCAGATCGTCGTACATTTACTCAAGCAGAATTGCAAGCTATTGGTGGCGATGCTAGTAATTTCGGCGATGCTTCTGCGGGTGCTCGTGTTCTCACATTTCAAACTCAAGCTACAACAGTTGGTCAATCACGCACAGGCATTCAAACATCAGTTACACCAAAAATAGATTATCAAGTACTTGAAGATAGGGTATTACAATCAGCTCTTATACCATATATTAGATCTAGAGATTTATTATTTGTGTGTAAAGGTTTAAAACCAAATACAAAACTATTCCCGTTCTTCGATGATACTGATATCTCTTTATTTGTAACTCCAGCAACTAAGATAAACTTAACACCAACAGTTGGAAGCACTTCTCAATTTAATGTTGAAACTAACGTTGGTGGTGCAGCAGAAGAATTTGCTAGACAAGTCGACGGTAAAGCAGAAGTTTCATATAATAAAGGTGATGTCGTTTTTGTTAAGCTCCGTGGAGCTACAACATATAATACACAAGCCGTTTCTCCTGGAACTGGTATAGCGGTATTAGTTGAAAGACAAAGTACTGGCACTGAAGATGAAGCTGTTTATCTAATGAACATCAAAGGTTCTTTCCAAGATGGAGATATTTTAAAAGGTTCTATTTCTGGAACAGAATATGAAGTTAACGGAAGTGTAATAGTAGCTACAGCAGGCGATGATATTATAACAAATTTTAATGGTTCTACTGCTGGTATATTTAAGATTCCAAATACTGATTCAATTCGTTTTAGAACTGGCATTAGAGAATTTAAGCTATCTGATAGTAATACAGGATCTTTAGATTTCACTACCCAAGGTCGCGGTCAATATCGTGCACAAGGTATATTAGAGACTAAACAAAAAACTATTAATGCAGTTAGAAATGCAGAAATATCAACTCAACAAGTTTCTGAATCTCAAACTACAGAAGTTTATTCAGACGAACGTTTAACTCGTGATAGCGGATGGTATGATCCATTAGCACAAACTTTCTTAGTACAATCAACCGGTGGTGCATTTATTACCAGCGTTGATGTATTCTTTGCAACAAAAGATATTGGCATTCCAGTAACTATGCAAATTCGTGAAGTCGTAAATGGTTATCCTGGTCAACGTGTATTACCATTCTCAAGAGTTACAATGACACCTGACAATATTAATGTCGACCCAGAAATTGGTGCAGAACCTACTACATTTAGATTTGAATCTCCTGTATTTTTACAAGATTTGACAGAATACTGTATCGTATTATTGTCTGATTCAAATAATTATAGAGTTTGGATTGCACAACTCGGAGAAAAAGCTGTTAATACAGATCGTTTCATATCTGAACAACCCTATGCTGGCGTATTGTTTAAATCCCAAAATGCTTCTACATGGACAGCAAATCAAGAACAAGATTTGAAGTTTACAATTCGTTCCGCAGTATTTGATATTGCACAATATCCAGTAATTGAATTTAATAATGAACCGCTTCCTCCAATTATATTAGAAACTGATCCGTTTCAAACAAAAGCCGGAACAGATAAAGTGCGCGTATTTGCTAAAAACCATGCTATGCCAAATAATTCTTCAGTTATCATTTCTAATGTGGCTGCAGGAACATATAACGGTATAGTTACAACATCAACTACTGGACTAAATGGAACATTCACTATTGTAGATAGTGAAGTAGATTCTTTCGTAATTGATCTTGCAAGTAATGCTACTAATAGCGGTTTTGTTGGTGGAGAAAATGTAATTGCCACTGTTAACATTGGATATGATGCAGTAAACTTTATTGCTCAATCACAAGTATTTTCAGAAACTACATTAGCATTTGGTATGACGCCTATTAATGAGTCATATAGTGCAGCTTCCGCAGAAACTTCTTTAATTCCAAATGTTACTACTTACTTTGATAATAAGAATATTGTAGCTTCTCAGACTAATGAAAACTTATCTGCGCTTTCTGGCAATAAATCATTAGTTGTAACTGCAAGATTGACATCTGAAAATGAAAATTTATCTCCTGTTATCGATACTTCTAGAATGTCATTAACTACAATCTCCAATAAGATTGACACATACACGTATTCAACTAAAAATAATGATGATCTAGATTATAAAACAGTATTAACGACAGCTGGAAACAATGTAGCGTATGCCGGAAATATTATTAGTATCACAAATACTGGCACTTTAAGAAGTGATGCTACGGGTATTGCAGTTGGCAAATATATTGATATAAGCGGTACAGGATCTGGAACTAATAATACCACAGATCCAATATTAGTGACAGCTGTTGCTTCAGATGGTTCTACCATTACTTGCGATCATACATTTACAACGCAATCAGCAACCACCACTACTATTACTTTATTAGACAACTTCGTTAATGAGATTGCTCCTACTGGTGGCTCTTCTGAATCTAAATATGTTACACGAGTGGTTAACTTAGCAAATTCTTCAACTTTCTTGAAGATTATGTTTGGTGCTAATATTCCAGCAGTAACTGGTTCAGATATAGAAGTTTATTACAAACTATTACCTGCTGGTTCTACTACTGATATTACTAAATTCAATTTTGTAAAAGCTACTCCTATCGCTAATTTAGTTAAAACATCTAATCGCAATACGTTTACTGATGTTGCATATGAATTAGAAAACTTACCTGTGTTCGATGCAGTTGTAATTAAGATTGTATTTAAAACTGGTAATTCTGCTCAAGTACCTAGAGTTAAAGATTTAAGGGTGATTGCTTGTGCTTAATGAACCTTTGATGAAAGTAGAAAACGAAATAGGATTATATCGAGATCCTGTTTCAAAGGTTATCATAAATAAAGATGACATCTCATATAATAAATATTTACAAAATAGACAAAGATTAATTAATGCGCAACATCAGGTTGAAAAAAATACTACTGATATCAATGATATCAAAAACGAAGTAAGTGAAATTAAAAGTATGTTAGTTACTATTCTTGCTAACATTAAAAAATAGAGAGATATAAATGGCAGCTATTAATGTAAATCTAAGCGACACGTTTAACGGGTGGAGATTAAAAACTAATCAGATCGGTGATTTCGTAGGAGACACCACTGGTTTATTAACTGATGCAACGAATGTAGTTGCAGCTATTAATGAATTAAGATCTGCAGGTCATATTGACGGTGTTATTTCTACTGATGGTAATGAGTTTAAAGTAAATGTAGATTCACCAGATACATTTGAACTTGTATTAACCGCTGCTGGAAATTTATCTGTTACTGGCGAAATGACTTCAACAAAGTTTAATGGCCCATTAACAGGCAATGTAACAGGAAATTTAACTGGTGCTGTTACTGGTAATGCATCAACTGCTACAACGCTACTAACTGCGCGCACAATCAATGGTGCTTCTTTTAATGGTTCTGCAAATATAACATTCAATACAGATGCAACTGCAGAAGGTAGTACTAATCTTTATTTCACGAATGCGCGTGCTAGATCAGCAATAAGTATTGCCGCTACAGGCGGTAATATTACATATAACTCAACGAGTGGTGAATTTAGTTTAACTAATGCTAATGTGGTTGCAGCTCTTGGTTATACGCCTTGGCATTCAGGAAATGATGGAGCAAGCTCTGGTCTTGATGCTGACTTATTAGACGGTATGAATAGCGCTACAGCTGCAACTAATTCTACTATCGCAGCACGTGATAGTTCAGGCAATTTAACAGCAAATGTGTTTAACGGTGTTGCAACATCAGCTAGATACGCTGACTTAGCAGAAAAATATACTACTGATAAAGAATATGCAATTGGTACAGTCATAGTAGTTGCTATGGGTGGAGATTCTGAATGTACTGCATCTTATTCTCCTGGACAAATTGCTGTTGGTGTAGTCTCTGAAAATCCAGCATTCTTAATGAATAAAGATGCTGAAGGTCAAGCAATTGCTCTTCGCGGTCGAGTGCCAGTCAGAGTAATTGGACCAATTACAAAAGGTCAAACTGTAATTGCTAGTCTTGATGGCAAAGCAATTTATGGTGTTTTAAATCCTATTGCAATAGCTCTTGAAACAAGTCAAGAGTTTAAAGAAAAATTAGTTGAGTGCGTAATACTATAATGACACACGAAGAAGTATTCTTTAATTTTGTTATTAAGCATGACATATTAAATCATCTTGTGTTTGGTGACAAACCAGATGGGCAACAAGTAATTGCAATTGTTGGAGCTGATGATACTGCAATACCATATATTGGAGATCTATTGAAGATTTCTAGTAATACAGTAATTGATCCTAATTGGGATGAAATTTATGAGAGTTTTATTAATATAGATCACGAGAAAGAATCTGTAGATTATATACAATCTTTATTAGAATCTTATGATATTGATGAAACACAAACTTATATTGATGGTTTAGTTAAGAAGATGATCGAAAAGGGTATTGTAGCAAATAAAGTGTATGTACGAATACCTCCTACAGCAGATAAATCTTTTTATGACGAAGTCATAGAGGTATAAGATGGCAACAACAGAACGTAGTCCTAAAGCTAATACATTTGCAGATAACAGTCCGATAACTGGTTTGAGAAATAATATTGCCGCTGGAAATAATATTAATGCCAGCGACATCACTTCTTTGATCAACTTAACTAATAGTTGGTTAGGTCATTTCCATACGTATGACGATGCGTGGCAACTTGCTACTTATGGTAATAATGGTGATAGAAATGACTACTATGAAGATAAAAATACTGCAACGATTGGTGGAAGTATTGCAGCCATTGACAATACAACGACGATATTAGCTACTAAACATAACGAGTTGAGAAATACTATTAATACTCTAGGTCATCATACACACACGATCGATGATCGTACTGGTTAACGCAATAATGCAGGGTCTTCTACGACTCTGCTAACTTTTTCTTTAAGCTCATCAAAGAATTGTTTTTCAGCATTTAGAGGTATTAGTCCTCTAGCAATAGCATCATACTTAAACGTTGTCAATTGAAGGTCATGTTTAAGAGCAACTGATGCGAACCTAACGCCAACATCTCGGCGCCACTTCCTAGATTTCATATCAAAAGCAAAGAAGTTACCAACTTGTCTAGTTGATGTAATGTCGTGCTCACTCACTAACCAATCTAAAAACTCTTCTACGAGTGCATGATTATCGTAATCGTTTTCTTCATATAAGTTTAATGCTTCGTTAGCCGCAGCAAGACCAATGACAGATCCACTATTAGTCCATCCATGTACTATCCATTCATTTTCCAGCTGATTCCAAATTTGATTATGGATGGCAACAGCAGATAGCGGTACGTATCCCGCAGTAATGCTCTTAGATAGTATGATAAATGTTGGTTCTATTGGTAGTGCATAGTAATGAAATGGAGATCCAGTTTTAAAAAATCCAGAAGCTGATTCATCTAATATTAGGTGAATATCATTGACTATACAAAAATAGTTTAACTCGTCCCAGAATTCATATGAACATTGTAGTACTCCTGACAAATAAGTAAATGGCTCTATAACGATAGAACTAATCTTACACACATCTAATTTTGCTAGCTCATTTAATGTGGCTTGACCATCATTACCAAATGGAGATGATAACTTAATATTCTCTGGCCAATCGGGCAAGTGTTGTCCTAATCCACCTAAATCGCTTATAGCTCCTGTTAACCAAGTAGATCCGTGATAAGATCCCTTGAATGTAATTATCTTCGTCTTATCGCTCTTTTGTTTTAATCGTGCCATGTAAGATAATCTTAAAGCCGATTCTACTGCATCTGACCCAGAACTTCCAAAGAAAAATTTCTGGTGATGTGAAAAATATCCTGCCAATCTCTTTGAATACGTTACGCCGATCTCAGCCAACATACTATTATTATGTCTGCTGAATGGCAATTGCTTGGATGCATTATAAATAGCATTGGATATTGAATGTTGAGAGTACCCCAGGTTGCAATTGATGTTGCCACACTGGGCATCTAGGATCCGCTGACCAGACTTCGTAATCAAATGGAAGTCCTCAGCGGAACTGATGATTAATGGTTCAAGATCCGAGTGATTGGTGTAAGGAAGAACATAATTATAATTAAACATGGAGATATGATGAAACCTATAGTATTTTTTCAATGTGGTCAAACAAAAAGTACCCCATGGTTAGATGCTGTCCAAACATGGAATTCTGATTATGACAATAAAGGTTTTTGGATAAACCCAAAGGAACCACAATCTTATCTATATCACTTCGAAAAGAAAGAGAATAAGATTGTATTTAATAAGAATAATGATTATGTAGAAGATGCTGTCGACTTTGTACTTACTAAACAGTTTGTACAACCCGGCATGGACATGAATAAGTCCGTAACGCGCGCAATTAATATAGATTTTGTAATTGATTGGTTAGATAAAAACCAAGAAAAGTCATTGGGATTTGGAACTTTCATGAATGGTGGAACACACACTGATATTATTCAGAATAGTGTGTTCTATACTAGAAATCCTTGGATGGGTGGACACCTTTATAATGTAGAGAAAGATGAATTTATAACCGAAGATTCAAATAAGCATATTAGTACTGTGACATGGTTCTATGCTTATAAAATGAAAGATGCTCCAATATATCTAGTGGTGTTTAATCCTTCGGTATTAGTATTAGGCGATGATGTAGAGTTTGAAACACATAAAGCGAGATTTAGAAATCTCGATGCGCACATGGGAGATTTTGCTACTCAGTTCTTAAAACCTAAGATGAGTAAGAATGCATATCCGCTTGAAGATAAGTGGTATGTAGTAAAGGGCAATGAGTTTGATATGGATATTGGTGCATTAGGTATTCTTAGACAAGCACTAGATGAAAATATAGATCCATCATTAATAAAAATTGCATCTGACTTAAATATTGATAATTTGGGATCTAATAAATACAAAGTACGATTTAAAAATGGACAACAAAGTGGCTATATTAGTTTAAGACTAAATACTGGAAATACCATGGATTGGACATTTATTAATAGTGGAAACCGTTTAGTATACAACATCAAAGTTACTAAACATTACGAAGAGGTAAATTAAGATGGGTGTAGAAAATACAAGTCAGTTTGATACGGGTATAGCAACTCCGGCAGAAAAGGCCGCAGCAGATACCGTTTCTGCTGATACATTTAGACAAATGCTGGATGTGCTAGAATCATTAGCATCTCACAGCCACATATTTTATGATGATTATAACACTGTCTGTGAATGTCAGTGTGCTTGCGCTTGTGGCCGTGGGACTGTATGAAGACGATTTGGTTAAAAACCGAAGCTCAAAGACAAAGACAAGAAGATCATAAAGCCTCAGTAGTTGAGACTGATGGTCAGTTTCAATTTCTTAGTGAGAAGATTATCACTCCTAAGGGATTGGACAAAATTAACAAGTTAATCTCAGTCGTTCCGAAGGAAGACGAGACAATACTTAATATAAGCAATACAAAATATCTGTTCAGTGAGTTGAAACAGATGAACCTTATATTAACGAATGCCTGTAATTTATCATGTTCTTATTGTTATGAGCAGCACAAGAAAGACTTTGGTAGGTTTACCAATGAGTCTCTCTTAACTGCGTATAGATTCTTAAAAGATGCAAATACTAATCAAAAGAAAGTATTTCAATTCTTTGGTGGTGAGCCTCTTATCCACAAAGATATCATCTTAGATTTCCTCCGTAAGAATACAACAGAATTAGAAGTTAACTCTCGCGGTGAAAGTAATACTGTCATCGGCATAGTAACTAACGGGTTATTATTAACTCAAGAACTAGTCGATGAATATTTCTCGCATGACTTTACATATATGCTTATCTCGCTGGATACCGATAAGTCAGAGGTCGATCATAGAGAGATCGGTCAAGATAAGATAAACAAGCTCATGGATCAGATCCAAAACATCCCAGAAGAGCCCAAATTCCAAAAACGAGTGACTGTACGTTGTACACTTGCAAGAGAGAATGCACCATACTTTGCAGAGTTTGTTGATAATTTATATGAGCGAGGAATTCGTCGCTTAGTTGTTCATCCTCTTATATTAGATTCTGCGCGTGGATTTATTCAATGGAGCGAACAAGAATGGAATATTTTACATAAAGATATCCTTAATTCATTAGATAAGTATGAAGACTTACAAATACATTTCAGTGAAGGTGTTGGTAAAAAAGGTGAAGAGAATTGCATGATAGGTTCAGATATGATTGCAATCGATGCAAGCGGTGATTTTTCTGGTTGTTACTTTTTTACAAACCAAAAAGGTGGATCAACTGCTGATACTATATTAGGTAATATATTCAATAATACCATTTACATTGATCGTTATAAACACTTCCAAAAAGAATATGCTAAAATGTTTGAAGAGGAAGAGCAATGTAAGACATGCGATTATAAAAATGCATGTTATCAATGTCCTGCTGGTAATTTAGATACTGGTACGCGTATGTTTAGACCAGATGATATGTGCCAAAAGATTGTTAAGTTATATGTCGATTTGCAAGAAGATATTGCTAAGAAACAATTTAAGATTAAATATGATACTTTAGTTCGTGCTTTACACACTGAAGGGTATGAACAGACATTCTTAAAAGCTATAAGTTATATGTTATTTTATTATGTTTATCAATATCACCCATCACTCGATAAAGTCCACAATGATCTAATTAACAAATTTAAGACTCCGCAAAAAATGCTTGGATTTTGGTCAGAGATCATGGAAGGTAAACATAAAGAACTTGATAAAGTTCAGCCAGAAGAATTCCTTGACGCAATAGAACATTTAATAGGCGATAAACAAATAAGTATTGATGATTTTTATTATCAAATTTTAGCTAAGAGAAATATGCCAACTGGCAGAATAGTTAAAGTAGAAAACCAAACACAAGAAGTATTTTTCTTAGCATTACTCCACGTATTGATATTAGCCTCTGATGACCGAGCTTTAGATGATGCAATCAGCTATAAACTTCTACAATAAAAGAGAAAAGCCTCTTAATAATGTTAAGATGCTTATCATTTATCTTGGGAATAAATGTAACTTCGATTGTGTATATTGTGATCGAGGTTATATCGAATCTCTCGGTGGACAATCATTAAATGGCAATACAACTCAAGAGTTGCAAGATTTTTTCTTGTGGGCAGAAAAACAAGAAAATATAGTTGAGTGGATATCTTTCCACGGTGGAGAACCTTTATTATTTGCTAAACGTATGGAGCAATGTTTAGAATGGCTGATGCCTATCGCAGAGCGCAATAGTTGGAAAGTTGGCATGACTACTAATGGTTCATTAGTTAAAGAGAATGAGCATATATTCCAAAAGTATTCTGGTAAACTTGGTGCAACTATTAGTTATGATTTTATGTTCCAAGAAGAAAATCGTGATAAACTGAATGTGATAGAAATGGCAGAAGTATTAAATCAACATTGTTTTGATTGGAAATGGCAATATGTATTACCTATTGAAGATAAGCGAGCATTCTCATTTGAAAATATCCAATCAATAATTGATACATGCTATAAGACTGGATGCAAGACTGTTAATATAATCCCGCTTAGACACCATCGAGGTGAAGATAAGTTTGACGTTATCATTGATAGAATTAATCTTCCTCAATTCTTTGGTGCATTCTTAGAATTTATACAGATACTTTATATTAAGAAGTTAAATGTATTCATAGATGGTAACTATGATAAGATTGATAAAGCATATTTTGCAGAACATAATAAGGTGATACTATCTCCTGATGGTTATTTGTATCCAGAGTTTGATTTCTTAGAATATAGAGTTGAGAATACTCGCATCGGTAAGTGGCAAGGTGGAGTAGAAGTTTGGGAACCTTTAGGTGATAAAGGTAGGATCCAAGATTCTTGTAATACATGTGAACAAAAACCAAGTTGTGGTTTAAAGTACCTTTATAAATTATTTGATAGACAACCGCAGGGAAGTTGTAAAAACTTCTATAAGTTTGTTGATGTGGCAATCATGCATAATGCTGAATTGAAAAAAGAAAAAAGTCTATTCCAAAGGATAGGTATAGATAATCAATTCAAGGTTAATATATGATTACTGAAGATTTTGAAAAGGCCAATAATTTACACGAGTATTGGTTGACTCAGGACGCACTACATCCAGTTAACTATGATGTATATTTTAGTTTAGGCACTAGATACTATTGTGCAGCTGGTTGTAAGATATGCTATATCGATAAAAACTTTAAAAGCATAAAACCAAACTTAAACACATACTTCCCAAAGATAACACAAAAATATGAAGATATGTGGCAAGAAGTGTTTTCACATTTCTTGGTAGTTCGTACTAACGACGATATGTTATTCTTAAAGTTAAATTATCCTGACGCATATAGATGGTATCAGGAGAATGCACATAACTTAGAATATTGTTTTACTGATAATGCCATATTTAGAACTGCTAAGATACTTGATACAATTAAATTTAAAGCTTTAGCAAATATTAGTATAAGTTCAACCTTTTTAAAATCCGTTAATCCCAATAAGTTGATGGATGCATTAGAAAGATTAAACGATAAATCTCCTATCTTAAAACTTAAGTTTATAGATGATGGATATCCAGAATTGTTTGCTCCATATATTGAGTTGGCAAATAAGCATAATATGGATAATATAGTTCATCACAACTTTCTGGGTGATAGAGAAGTATTAGAACACGAATGGGCTCAAGAACAAACTACTTGGGTTGATAGTGATGAAGATGGTTTGATGCAGATTTATAGAGAATCTGTGCATCTATACTTCGATCGGTGGTATTATTCTAGTGATGATGCAAGTGATTTGAATGAAGAAGCGTTTCATCATGTAGAAGATAATTTTGATAGAGAAGCATTCCTAACAGATTTATTGTTAGGCAAACAGAAAGCTTATAAAAAGTGGGCCAATAGGACAAAGAATCCTAAATTTAAGGATTACTTTAATCTTGTTGGAGAATACAATATTAATCCTAAATTTAATTTTATTCCTGGATTGATGATCCCACCGTATAGTAAATACTGTTATAAGTTATTAGAAAATGGATGGGTGAAGACTAAATTCGGTTTAGTCAAACCTAATGAAGGCACCATTGTGCCAATTTTGGGGATAAAATGAGTTTTAGTAAATTCAAAACAGAGTCTGGTAAAGTATTCTATTATAGAAATTTAGATAACAGCCTTCACAATGATAAGGGCGAGATACTATCTTTGCCTCCAAAGGAAGGATACGAGTTCTTTGAATCTGTGCAACACAACTTTGGTGTACAGCATAAGACTAATAAACCAACCGCGTTGCGCATCTTATTGGGGCATGCATGCAATTACTCATGCACATATTGTATGCAAAAAGACATTGGTAATCCCGACGAAAGACCACAAAACTTTTGGCTTGAATCATTTGTAGAATCTGTAAACAAATATCTCGATCTTGAAAATTTAGAACGCATCGAACTTTGGGGTGGAGAACCATTCCTGTATTGGAATGATATGATGCCAATTATGAAATTGCTTGACGGTCCAGGTAGACATTTTTATATCTCTACAAATGCATCTCCACTAAGACAAAAACATGTAGATTTCTTTAAGACATTAACTGCTAGTGTAATGATGGGCATTTCGCACGATGGACCAGGGCATGAAAGACTTCGTGGTGAAGATATTTTCAATAGAAAAAACGTTGTCGATGTTATCAAACAATTTGATGATATGAGTCCTAAAATACAATATAGTTTTAATGCAGTAGTCTCTGCAACCAATTATGATTTATTTGAGATCAATGATTATTTTAAATCCATAAAAGATAAATTGGGTTTAAAGCATGCTAGAATTAGTTATATTCCTGCACGAGTTTATGATGACACAGATTCTAAAAATTCTGCTGAACATGTCATTAAAGGCGATGACTTACCAAAGTTTAAAACAATAGTGCATGATTATATTAAAGCTGCCATTAAGCAATTGAAAGAAGGTGGAGATCGCATTTTAAATTCCAATGTAATTGATGGAGATGCTGGAGTTCTTAAATATGCTGCTTTAACTCGACATCAAATACCAATTACTATGACTTCAAATTGCGGAGCTGATGCTGCAGATATCCTTTCTATGGATATTATGGGACAAGTTAGATTATGCCCACATACCTCTGAGAAATTTAAAGGAGGTCATATTAAAGATATTAAAAGCGTTAAGATTATACAATTAGATTTAGATAGAAAACACGAGCATTGCTATACATGTCCAGTTAGAAGACTTTGTAAGTCTAGTTGTCCTATTAAATTTCCCGATGAAGTGTTTATGCATAATTGTAGAGTAGAAAAAATTTGGTATTCTGCCATTCAACAAAATGCATTTTCATTATTGTTTAATGAACCCATAGAATTATTAGAAACTGGATTAAATGAAATTAGACCTAAAGAAGATACAAGAACACCGATCTCAGCTTGAGAATCATTCTCTTCTTGTAACTAATACTATACAATCTATTGAAGATCTTAGAATCTTCATGAAATATCATGTATTTGCTGTATGGGATTTCATGAGTTTATTGAAAACTATACAACATAATGTGGTGCCAACTAGTAACATGTGGTTACCAACTGCCGGAACAAGATCTGATATTGCTAGAATGATCAATGAAATAGTACTCTGTGAGGAATCTGATATATCACCAGATGGAAAATCATCTATAAGCCATTTCGATTTATATTTACAAGCAATGATGGAAGTAAATGCTGATACAATGCCGGTTCGAAATTACTTAGATGTTGTTAGTAAATTTAATTCACATATAGATTGTGAATTTGTTCCAAAAGCTTCTATGGATTTTGTAAAAAGCACATTTGAAACTATAAAAATGGGACCTCATTGCGCTGCAGCATCATTTTGTTATGGTAGAGAATCAGTAATTCCGGCAATGTTTAAAAGATTACTTAAACAGATCGATATATCAGAGACCGATGCTCCCAAGTTTCACTACTATTTAGAAAGACATATACAAGTTGATGGCGAAAGCCATGGACCCATGTCTGAGCATCTAGTTAATTATTTTTGTAAAGACGATCCATTTTTAATTCATGAGGCTGAACAAGCCGCGATTATAGCCATCAAAGCACGAATTAAACTATTTGATGACATAGAATCGCAACTCATATAAATAAAGCCAGAATAACTCTTTTTTTTGGATTTTGCCATAAATGTCTCAGTTAGTTAACCTAGTTATAGATCAAGGCTCAGACTTTGTGGCCACATTGGACATTGAAGATTCCATTGGTACTCCAATCAATCTTACGCCCTATACAGTTCGTGGCCAGATTAGAAAAACATATTCGTCTTCCTCAGCTGTAGTAATTGGCTGTGCAAAGACTACCAATCAGGGTGAAGTAAAATTGACTTTGACAGCAATACAAACTAGCGCAATGCGCGACGGTCGTTATGTCTATGATATAGAAATTGTTCATTCAACGCTTGGCACAGTTATCCGAGTTGTTGAAGGGCAAGTAACAGTAACACCAAGAGCAACTAGACCTTAAGGATTTGTAGATGTCTACCGCGTTAAGATCAAAGATTAAACTTGACACACCAATTACAGTGCGTACGTTTGCTTTAGGTATTACGTCACTTAATTTATTAGACTTAAATGATATTGATGCTACCGAACTAGAAGACGGTGCAATGATGATATATGATGCTGATACTGCAAAATTTAAATTAACAGCTACGGTTGATCACCCCAGATCAAAGGTTAAAATCATCGGAGGAAAGTACTAAGCCATGGCAACTATTATTAAAATCAAAAACTCGGGTTTAAGTGGGTCGCCAAGCACACTTGCAACCGGTGAGTTAGCATACTCATATTTACAACAGCTACCAATTGAAGGCGTCGTAAGTACCACTGGAGGCGATCGTCTCTATATTGGTACAGGTACAGAAACTGCAGGTGAAGCGAATGATATCGTTCATATCGGTGGTAAGTACTTCATGGATATGTTGGACCATGAAAACGGGGTATTAAGCCCAAATTCAGCAATCATAACAGATTCAAATAGTAAAGTTAATCAATTAAATATTGATAACCTTCGATTAGATGGTAATACTTTATCTGTTACACAAACAAATGCTAACTTAAATCTTGAAGCTAACGGTACTGGTACAATTAGTTTTAATTCTGATGTAGACTTAACTAATATTAACGTTGATACTATATCATCTTCAAGAACTGATGGTAAGATCTTCATTGCACCATCTGGTACTGGCTACTTACAAATAACCAGCACAAACGCTGTACGTGTTCCTGTTGGTAATACTGCATCACGCGATGCATCACCTCTCCAAGGTATGTTCCGCTTTAACACGACAACAAGCGTGTTTGAAGGTTATGACGGCATTGCATGGAATGCTATTGGTTCTCGTTTACAAGATATTGATGGTAACACATATGTTTCTCCAGAAAATTCTCCTGGTGCAAACAACAATCAATTACGTATGTTTACAGATGGTCTTGAAAGATTAAGAGTAGACAACGACGGTGCATCAAAATTCTCAGCTGACTTAACAGCAGCAACGCCAATTGGTACAAAGATCTTAAATAATAAGATCTCTACATTCGGCGCCGATATCCTTTACTTAGATCCATCAACTGGTGGTTCAAATACTGGTTCTGTTGTTATTGAAGGTAATTTGACAATTAAAGGTACTACGACGACCGTCAATTCTGCATCTGTTCAATCAAATAATCCAACTTTGATTTTAGGTATGCAATCTAATTCTGAAGGTACAGAAACTGCACTTACTGCGCCAGATGGTTTAGATAAAGGTATGGAATTTAGATGGCACAATGGAACAGCTGCTAAATCAGGTTTCTTCGGTTATGACACTTCTGCAAATAGATTTACATTTATTGAAGATGCAACTAACACTAGCGATACTTTTTCTGGTACAGCATCAGATGTACGTTTTGGTAATGCATTATTAACAGAATTATCATTCTCAACATTTGTCGCTGATTCAATCCCTTGGATTAACGTAGATGGCGATACTGGTTTTATCACAGGCGATGATGAAAGCATTTACAATGGTGGAGATACAACTGGTCAAATATTACAGATGAATGCATCTGGTTTGCCAGTGTTCAAACACATTGACTGTGGTACATATTAATTAAATTATAAGGATATATTATGGCTATTGAAGCGAGTCAAGAATTTGTGAATAAGTTTGTAGAGCGTCAACAAAGAGCAATTGCAGATCTAATGAATAAAGTTATTTTATTAGAAACACAATTAGCAGTTGCTCAAGATCGTTTAGCAATTTTAGAAGCAGACAAAAAAGAAGATACAACTGAAGAAGATTTTAAATCTTCAGAAATTAAAGAATAATAAATGGCAAACGGTACAATAGTTCAGCTTCGCAGGAATAGCGCACAGGATGCCGCTCCTGATGGCACAGTGTTGTATGATGGAGAAGTTGCTATCAATACATTCAATCGCAAGCTTTATACGCGAGTGGCTGAAGGGGAACAAGTAGTTGAAGGCATACCGTTTGGTGTATTAGAATCAAATCAGTTGAGTTGGAATCATGCCACTCAACAAACAGTCAACTTGGATTCCTTTGATACCTCGTTGCATAAGACAGCCAAATATTTCATTGAAATAGAAAGCAGCGGAGCAACGCCTCAACCATATTATCAAGCGATGGAAGTCATTGCTATTCATAATACCGTTAATGCATTTGTTACTAGATATGGTATAATAGATACAAATGGTGAGATAGCAACAGTAACAGTTGATATCAATGGTGGAAGCCTAAGGTTAAGAGTTACAAGTACTCCTGTAAATTCTAATACAAACTATAACGCTAAATTTGTACGTATCATGCAGCAATTATAAATAGACTAATATGACAACAATTAGTAAACCATTTTTAGTAAAAGACGATTTCATAATCGACAATGCTGTCGGCAGATCATTTGTGATCCCTCATGGAACTGGTTTTGAAAGACCAACCTCTCCAATAAAAGGCGCAATGCGTTATAGCGATGATTCTGAGGTATGCGAAATATACAATGGCACTGAATGGCAAAACGTTGCACAGGTTGGTGAATCAGTAACACAATCTGGTGCAGAAGAAATCGCACTAGTTCAATCTATTATTTTTGGATAAGATATGGCATCAGTTAGTAATATTACAAATAAAGTAATAAAAAATTTAGGTAAAACTGAAGAGACACTTGTAACTACGACTAGTGCACAAAAAGCTGCATGCGTAGGATTAAGTCTTGCAAATATTACTAATACAGTTGTTAAAGCTTCAATATTCGTAACAGATGCTAGTTCTATTAAAGGTTATTATATAAAAGATTTAGAAATAGCTCCGCAAAGTAGTGCTAGAATTATTAACGGTGGAGAAAAATTGCTTTTAGCTCCAACTAACTCAGTAAGCATAGTATGTGATACAACTGATGGACTAGATGCTATATTTAGTTTAGTTGTTATAACATACTCATAAAGGTTAATATGACTACTCCATATATCTTAGGCAAATCTGTAGCGGAATTCAATGAACCGTCAACTACTTTTTTATATGCGCTTAGACGTACTGAAGAAGGTGATTTGTATCTATTAAAAGTTAATGAAAACGATAAGTCAAACGTAAATTTATTTGGTGAAACTATCCCATCTCAATTTACTGACTATGCATTAGGCGATGATTTTTTTGAAGGTAGAGGCGAAGATCACGTATTAGATTATACAACTGCTGATGTTAAATATGAACAATGGAAATTTGTAAATAGCGAACAAACGTATTATATTGATTCTGATGGTTATTTCACATTAGATACTTCTAATTTACAGTTATCAGAAATAGAAGATATTCAAATTCCAGGTGGTCATCAACAATCATTTACAATATCAGGCGAAAACTATAACGTCAATCTATTTACTAAATTAATTGAAATGGGATGGAATGGATTATCTCAAGTTGCGCTTACAATTAATGGTAATATTGGTTCTACGCATCCTAGAAAAGCAGCATTAACGATTGATAAGCCATTTAAGAACGGGTTGACTATCATAAATAATGGTAATATTATAGGTTGTAATGGTAATTTAGAAAATGATCCAGTTACTAATAGAAATTTTGGTATAGCTATAAGTGTAGAAGTTACTGTTACACAATTTACAAACAATGGACTTGTCAAAGCCGGCGTATTTAATTCACAATATGCTAATACATTCAGAGGTAAGAGTAATATTACTACTTGGATAAATAACGGCACATGGACAGGCTATGACGATTAATAAGCATTTAATTGCAATTCAAAGGAAATAACAAATGGCAGAGTTTAAATTAGGTAGACTTAAATTTGTATGGAAAGGTGCATGGACGGCGTCTGCTACATATGTAAAAGATGACATCGTAAGACACGGTGGAAAATCATATGTGTGTGTGCAAGGACACGTTGCTGGCGGTACCTTATATTCGGACGATGCCAAATGGCAATTGATGAATGACGGTTTTTCATGGAAAAACGTATACACTGTAGCAACATATTATAAAGTAAATGATATCGTAGCATACGGTGGTTCAACATACATTTGTACAACAGCACATACAGCAGCTGGTGGCGGAATATTAAATCCAAGTTATTGGGATATATTCGCTAAAGGTGTTGAAGTAGAAGAATCTTGGGATTCAACTGTTGATTACCAAATTGGCGATGTTGTTTCATATGGCGGTTATACTTATTACGCATTAGAAGCAAATGATGACGTTGTACCTACTTCAGATGTTACTGTTTGGAGACCTTTTGTTGAAGGTCTAAATAATCGTGGAAATTGGGTTGCATCAGGTTCTGGTGTATTACCATATAGAACTGGTGATTTAGTTCGCTTTGGTGGTAATCAATATTTAAATATTGCAGACTCTACAACACAAAATCCGTATAATGCTAGTTATTGGGAATTATTTAGTCAAGGTTTTGCTTGGCTAGGAAACTGGACTAGCGGAGTTGCTTATAAATTAAACGAAGCTATTAAGTTTAGCGGATCAACATATATTTGTATTCAAGCACATACTGCTAGCGGAGCAAATGATCCTGGCGCTGATACAGTTCATGCTTATTGGAATATATTAGCTGACGGTGCTGCTGCATCAGTCGTGACTACACGAGGTGATACAGTTTATCGTGATGCTAGCGGTGCTGCACGACTTCCAATCGGAACATTAGGTGCTTCACACACAGATCATGATGGATCTACTCATCAAATTCAACCAATCTTAGTAGTTAATCCAGCTGGTACAGAACCAGAATGGAGCGATGATGCTCATATTGGCGTAGAAACAATTCACGTTCAAGATCATGTCATTGTTGGTGAGACTGCTGGTACTAGTGCTTCAGCTACTGTTTTCGTAGGTGAAGATGCACAACTTTATTTAACAGACGATCATCAATATGTAGGGTTTGTTGGTTTGACAGATACAAAGTTCTTAGCTATATCAGATGTTGATGCATTCGCACAAATGTCACTAAAGAATATTAATGCCGGTTCTGCAGCATCAACTGATTTAATTTGTTACACCGATGATGGTGATAACGATTCAGGTTGGATGGATATGGGTATCACATCTTCTGGATTTGATATTACGTCTGGTTACGGTATTACTGGTGTTCATGATGGTTATATTTTCATGAATGCTCCAGTTGGTTCAACTGGTCTTGGTAATTTAGTAATCGCAACTGGCGATAATGGTATTGAAAAAGATATCGTATTCGTTACAGGCGGTTTTGATCCTGCGGTTAATACAGATGCTGAAAAAATGCGTATTATCGGCGAAGGTCGTAGCGGTGCTGTATTTACTGGTTCAATAGCAGGCAACGTATTAACAGTTACTGCAAAAGCAAGCGGAACAATCGTATTCGACGGCACAAAAACAATTACTGGTACTGGTATTGTTAACGGAACTACTATTACTAGTCAACTTACAGGTACTGCTGGTGGAACTGGAACGTATAGCGTAGATCAAAGACAAACTCTTACATCAAGAACAATTACACAACAAAAAGATCCAGCTGGTATTGAAGTCTATATTAACACTGCTTCATACAATCCATTTACTGGTGCATTAAGAGTACAGGGCGGTGTGGGTGTTCAAGGCAATATCAATTTAGACGGTGAGATCCAAGCTTATGGTGGAGCAATCTATCAAGGGCGTGATGGTGAAGTCACTGCTAAACAGCTTACACAAGATGATACAGTATATCCAGGTTATACCGGCCTAACAAATGCTTCTGCAGTGTTTACTGGTCATGCTGATGACTTTGTACAAGTAGCTTTAAAGAACTTTAATAGCGGTACAGGTGCTTCAACAGACATGATCGTGTATGCATCCAATGGTGATAATGAATCAGGTTGGATGGATATGGGTATCACCTCTGAAAACTATAATGATGCAACGTTTACTGTTACTGGTCCATCGACTGGTTACATATTCATGTCAGCGCCAGCGGGATCATTATCTTCTGGCAATATGTTGATTGGTACTGATGAAACTGGAACACAAAATGATATCGTATTCTTCACTAATGGCTTTGATGCTGGTAATGAAAAATTACGTATCATTGGAGAATCTCGTGCAGGTCACGCAGAAGGTGTAGAAGTTTATGCAAATACTGAAGCTACTAGTGTAACTACTGGTGCTTTACGAGTTGATGGTGGTGTTGGTGTTCAAGGTAACTTGTATGTTGGTGGTAACGTTAATATTACAGGTGCAATTTCTATCGGTGGTGCTGGTTCATCACTAGAAACTTCAACGCTTGCAGTTTCAGATCCTATGATTAGAATGGGTACTGGTAACTCAACAGATGCAGTCGACTTAGGTTTCTATGGAATCTATAGCTCAAAAGCAACTACTATCAACGTTGTTGGTGGTATCAATGCATCAACGACTACTATTACTGTAGTAAGCACAGCTGCATTTGGTGCTACTGGTCATTTATATATCGGTAGTGAAGAAATAACATACACAGGTAAAACAAGTACAACATTTACTGGATGTACTCGTGGTGCAAATGGTACAACAGCTGCTATTGCAGCAAATGGTGCGACGGTTTACCAACCAAACTTTGCTGGTATAGTTCGTGATGCATCAGACGGTGCATTTAAAATATTCAGTGGTTTAGATACAGTTGCTCCTTTATCAACTGTACCGTTTGGTGGTGCTGGATTAGTATATTCACCATTGACTGTTGGCGCAATAACTTGTGGTAGTATAACTTCTAGTGGCGATCTCGCAGTAAATGATGGCGATATCACAACTACTTCAACTGGTACAGTAACACTATTCAACACAAATGCAACAACAGCAAATGCTTTTGGAGCTGCTACTACAATTAATATTGGTGCTGCGACTGGTACAACTACTATTAATAATAACTTACAAGTTAATGGTATCACTAACGTTGAATCTATTGCTGAAGTGATGGATTCTAAAACTGCTGCGACAGGTACAGTAGTACATGATTTCACTACTACTGACGTATTCTATCATTCTAGTATAAGTGCAAGCTTTACTGCTAACTTTACTAACGTGCCTACAACATCTGGTAGAATTATGTCTGTTACATTAGTTCTAGCACAAGGTGGTACTGGATACTTACCTACAGCTGTACAAATTAATGGAGTATCACAAACAATTAAATGGGCGGGTAACACACAACCTACACCTCAAGCAAACAAGACAGACGTTGTTGTATTCACATTGATTAGAACTGGCGCTGGTGCTTGGGTTGTTTTAGGTCAAATGTCTTCATACGGTTAATAAGGATTAAAGAATGGCCTTTAGTGGAACCATTGGTGGGAGTAATACCAAAACTGGCCGTGGAGCATATCACCCCGGAGTAGGTCCAGTCGACATCAATTATCCAGTCTCAGTGAGTACTGGAACTGAGTTGGCATCTCCAGTTAATGGATTGCAACTTAGAATTGATGCAGCACAGACTATTTGGACAACATATCAAAATTTACCAACACACTTAACGGGTGTTGGTAAAGTTACTTCTACTGTTATTAATGAAACTGATAGCGGCACATTTACTGTAACACAACCTTGTAGAGTTTGGTTGCTTAGATCACCGGCATGGAATGCTGTAGATGTTTCCGCATATACTTTATACTCCACTGGAAATACTCTTGGGCTTGATGGAGCTAATACTTCAATCTATTATCGAGATGTTACTCCAGGTACATATCCATATGATAACAACTCTGCGATGTATATTTGGGCGTTCGATACTCCTGTTTCAGAAGTAAGCGGTACATTAGGTACAACTGTAGTTAATGGCACAGGTGATACAACCGCTAACACAAGTTCAACTCGTATCTCTGGTCAACGAGGTACATATGATCCATTTTTCCAAGGTCCTATAACATATTCGATCTCATCTGGTTCATTACCTCCAGGTTTTACGCTAGATTCTTCAAGCGGTCAAATCACTGGTACATATACTGCATCAGGTATTAATACTGACGGTCAAGTGTATTCGTTCACTGTTCGTGCTACTGATAATTCTCCAGGTGCAAAATCAACCTCAGACAGAAGTTATACAATAACACTATCAGTACCATGGTTATATCGTCAAATCATCACAACATTGTATATGGTTGGTGGCTATAAAGATGCAGATGCATGGTCTAATGCTAATAGATTCCCAAGATCTACTGAGACATGTACAAACTTAGGTGACGGTAAGATTGACAACTATAATTATAAATCTGGTATGTGTAGCGATAATAACGGTTATATGTTCGGCGCTGGCGGTGGCCACGCCACCTCTTTAAATCAAACATCTAAATTTAGCCATAGAACAGAAGTTAAAGTGTCAAATCCTGGAGCTCCAGGATATTCGTGTGGCAATACTGCTACAGCATTCGCGCCAGATCGTAATAGATCATTCACTGTAGGTGAAGGTGTTTCTAACTGTTTTAGATTTACTGCTTCGACTGAAGCATACACTACTCTTGGTGGTGGACAAGGCGGAAATGCTTGCCAAGTTTCTGGTGAAAATAAAGGTATTTTCTGGGGTGATGCTAATAGATCTATCAACTTTAGTACAGAAGGACAAGCTACTATCAGTATGGCTGGTGGAGCACATGGTCAACAAAAAGGTTTGTCTGCAAAAACTGGTTTCGGATATGGTGGTAATGAAGGCACATATAACGGCGGATACAACCATCGTAAAATAAATATTACTAATGAAACTTATGGCACTATCACAAAGATATTACCAGATTGCGGAGAAGAAAACTACGCTATGTCACAAGATCGTGGCTATATTTTAGGTGAGTATAACGGAGCGCAAAATAATAATTGCGGAAGACTTATATACGCTACTGATGCACGCGCTGCATTAGCAACATCAGTACAAGGCCACAATGGATCTTCATCCGGCCATTGTTTCTGGAGAGATTAATAAATGGCAGCATTTGGAACTAAAGGCGGAAATAATAGAAATAGCGGTAGGGGTGGGTTTCATCCTGGAGCTATCAATGATACTTCTTTATCTGCACCATCGGGTTCATTGGGTACTTCTACAGTAAACGGGACTGGCGACACTATTGCTAATACTGGTTCTACGTCCGTTTCAGGTCAACGGCAAGTATTTGATCCGTGGCACAACGGTATTACATACTCTATCGTTTCTGGTTCTTTACCTCCTGGTTTTTCTTTAAACTCTTCGACTGGTCAAATTACTGGTGCATATTCTGCATCTGGTGTTAACACTGATGGGTTAGTGTATAACTTTACTGTTCGAGCCAGTGATAATTCTCCTGGCGCACAAACCGTGTCTGATCGTTCATATAGTGTAACTCTTTCAGTGCCTTGGTTATATCGCCAAATCATTACAACGTTGTATATGGCTGGTGGATATAAAGATGCCTCTCTTTGGTCAAACGTAAACAGATTCCCAAGATCTACTGAGACATGTACAAACTTAGGTGACGGGAAGATTGATAATTATCATTATAAATCTGGTATGTGCGACACTGATCGCGGTCATGTTTGGAATGGTAATTCTACTACAACTTTTAACATGCGTAACGAAACCAAAGTGAATGGAGTAGGCGGTTGTGGTTTTGCAACTACTAACACTGGTACAGTATTTGCGCCTGATCGTAATAGATCTTTTACAGTTGGTGAAGGCGTAGGTAATTGTTTTAGATTTACCGCTAGTACAAATGCATTTTCTACTCTTGGTGGTGGTAATGACGGACACGCTGCTGGTGTATCTGGAGAGAATAAAGGTATTTGGTGGGGTCATGGTGGTACAAACCAAAACAGATCAATCAACTTCTCAACAGAAGCACAAGCTACTATCAGTATGGCCGGTGGAGCACATGGCCAACAAAAAGGTATGTCTGCAAAAACTGGATTTGGATATGGTGGTAATGAAGGCACTTATGCTGGTGGTTATAACTACAGAAAAATTAACATCACTAATGAAACATATGGCACAGTATCTAAGATGTGGGGTAACTGTGGTGAAGAAAATTACGGAATGTCACAAGATCGTGGTTATGTAATCGGTCAATACGATGATGCGATTGGCCAAAATAATAGATGTGGTAGACACATCTATGCTACAGATGCGGGTGCACAATTAGGCACTACTGTACAAGGACATGATGGAGCTTCCTCTGGACATTGTTTCTGGAGAGACTAATAAATAGTAATAGTTAAATAATTTTTTTGTTAAAGGTAAAAAAATGACTGATATCGTAGAGTATGGAAAATATAAGTATGAAAATCACTTCCCTAAAAAGAAGATTTCAACTGATGTTTCTTTGATCCCTAAAAAATCCCAAGAATTAATAGAGTTTTCATATAACAACTATTGGAGTACTCCAAAGTTTAAACTAAAGTGGTTTGTGGGTCAAGCTGAATATACCCCATTCCATATCATCCGTCAATATCTTCTTGAACTTCGTGCGCGCGAAGACTCTTTAGAGTTACAAGAATACGAGTTGAAAAAGATCGAGATTGAATTAAAGATGGCAATCAGAGATCGCGATGAGGCAACTGATGAATTAGTTAGAGAAATGCTAGATTTAGAAGTAAATAAAAAAACTAATGGTGTTGCTTCAACTCGCACTAGAGTCAAAGATCTTTACATTGAACGGCAATTCTTCTTAGAACTAGTCGAAGAATTTTTAAACGGTCCACACGGCAAAACCCCAGATGGTAGGCCATTGACCGCTGTGTTAGGCACCGAAGAAGAAGAGTTATACGAAAAACAATATTGGACAGTTCGATTAGCACGTCAAGGCGCTATGGATTTGTGTGCATTTGGAAGAATTGGATCTGGCAATTTAGATGCTATTATGCAATTAGGAGCTGAACAAAGAGAAGAATGTCTTGCTCTTGCGCATACAGTTAACTTAGCCGTAGAACAACAACAAACTACATTGCGTCAAGAGGCTGCGAAGTCTTTACAACTTACTAATGATGGCAAGATGCAATATATTGGTTCATTGAATCCAGAACTTATTAATAATGCAATTAATGCAGACTTAGAACTTATGAAAGCTGCAAGTGCTAGATTAAATTTAGATAATAAAAATTCAAATGAGCCTCCTCCTCCAACTTTGCCAAAAGAATTTAATGAAATATATAACCTTTGAAAAATCTGAGTATCACAAAAATCTATTAAATAAACTAGAATACAAATCTATAACTAGTTTTTGGATATATGATGTCTATCAGATAGAATGTGATATTAATGATTTGCCTAAAGAATTGCAGGAAACGTTAGTTGAATTACCCGAAAGCGTAGCTAGAGGTTCATGGTTTTCGCATATTAATTTAAATGAACGAAAAACTATGAATATAAAGGTGGAGCAACAGGCTTTTGAATGGGTTAAACACACTTTTGATATACCTGCAAATAAGAAATTAAATCCTAGAGATAAATTTACATATACAATAACTGAAGAAGATGAAAAGAATTCTGTAGAATTCATTAGGACTATTCTTTTACAATACTTACAGAAGCACTATGACTCTCTGTCAGAAGGTAACAAGTTAAGATATAATAAAAAAATAAACAAGCTAGCAGATAATATTCGAGAATGTAATACCAACCGCGAATGTCATGTTATAATGCACAATCATTATAATCATCCACTGTTAGTGGTTGAAAATAAACTTGGAAGATCTCTTCCTGGTGCAAAATGGAACTTATCACGTGATCATGGTTCAAGAAATCCGGTACGAGAAGAAGAAATCACTGAAGAAGCTTTAGATCCTGGACCTACTATACATACTATAAGCTCTGATGTATTTACATTGAAATGGGAAATAGGCGAGCCAGTAAAAATAGAGTAATATAATAACTATAGGATGAATAAGGTGACTCCGAAAAAAATATTTAGTATTCCAATCAATCCTAAACTTTCACAAGAAGAGTTTACGGCATTTTATCATTGGCTTTCAGAATACAAAGACTGGATTGCTGATGTATACTTTACATCTAGAATAAACCCGTTCAATCAAGATGCAATGGGTGACGTCGTTATGTTTAATCAAGATAAGGTTAATCTTATCGAGACAGCATTAAACATTCAAAAATATCTTGGAATTAAAGCATCTGCAACCTTTAATAATATCCAAGTAGCTCCAACGCAAACAAATTTAGATACTTTTATTGTCAACTTTAAACCGTTGTACGATGCAGGTATTCGTGTAGCAACTATTCCTCATACACATTGGATGGCCACTGGTCAAATTAAAGCTGCATTCCCAGAGTTATTTGTTAAAAATACCATACTAAGAAACGTAAGAAGACCTGCTGAAGTAGTAGCACTAGCCAAAGAAGGGTTTGATTATATTAACTTAGATCGTGATCTAATGCGCGATAGAGATGCTTTAGTTAGACTACAAGAAGCTAAGAAGTGGATTAAAATAAACTTAGGTAAAGACATTCAATATAGTCTATTGGCTAATGAAGGTTGCTTAGGTGAGTGCCATATGATGGATGAACACTTTGAATATAATAATACTCGTGGAGAAAAAGATCCATCTTACTTTAATTCTCCAATAAGTCGTGTAAGTTGCCCAAAATGGGACGTTGAAGATCCAGCAGTTTATTTAAAGACTGCAAACTTTTCTCCATGGAAAGCAGATTGGGATGAATACTTAGATTTGGGTATTGATGTGTTTAAGATGCATGGAAGAGAAAGCATTGCGCGCTTAGGCGAGACTATGCGAAAGATTGAAAGATACGCTGCTAATGCAGAAATACTAGATGACAACTTCGATAGTTTTATTAATAAAGCTCAATTATCTGGTAAACCTATTAATGTATGGCGAGAAAAGATAAAGACTTGTAAATTCGATTGTTGGGAATGTCAATATTGTGATAAGATTGAAGAGAAAAAAGATGTCTATGATTACACTGATATAACTAAACACGTCGTAGATTCTATTGCAAAGAGTGGTATTCCAAAGGTTAATATTAATATCAGTGGCTTAACTAGTTCGCGTGTTCAAACATTATTAAATGCACTAGCTTCCAAGTGTGGTTCTTATCTAGAAGTTGGATCTTATTTGGGTGCAACTGCGGCCGCAGTACTATATAAGAACCCCATTAAAGCATATTTTATTGATAGATGGGAACAACAAATTCAACCTGCTAATGATAACTTTCAAACGGAAGCTAATGATTATGACACCTTTCTTTTGAATATTACCCCGTATGTAGATAAATCTGATGTAAAGATCTTTAGAGAAGACATGTTGAATGTTAACTTGAATGAAATAGATTCTAAAGTTGATATGTTCATGTATGATGGTCCACATGATGCTAAATCTACGAGTGATGCAATTAAATACTATTGGCCAGTCTTAGCTAATGAAGCTATCTTAATTTTTGATGATGCAAATTGGGAGACAGTTATTCAAGGAGTTAGAGACGGATTGAATGAAGTCGATGCTAAAGTAATCTATGAAAAGATGATATTGAATTCTGAAGAGAATCCACGAGAATGGTGGAATGGTTTATATATTTTGGTGATTAGAAAAAATGATTAAAAAAATAAAACACATTGTAATATTTGGTGGTGGAACTAGTGGTTGGTTGACTGCTGCTTATATGACAAAAAATTTAAATTTTCCATGCCATATTACTTTAATTGAAAGTAAAGTAATGGGTCCAATCGGGGTTGGAGAAGGCACACAGCCTTTTACATCAAGATTTTTATATGAAGCTGGTTTAACGCCACAACAATGGATGAAACCCTCATATGCTGCATTTAAATATGGTGTATTATTGTCTGGATGGAATAAAGAACCATATTTTGTTGATAATGATTTTGTAGAAAATCACATTATAGGCCCAGGTTTTTATGCTCATGATTATTTTATTCACAAATCAAATGAAGAATGGGTAAAATGGCAACCAGCATGTAGACTTGCTATGGCAAATAAAAGCCCGAAATTAGCTGGTTTTGATCATGCGTTATCTCTCAGAAGTTTTAGTGAATGGGGAGCTGTGCATTTTTCAGCGCTTGATATGGTAGATACCATTCATGATCTTATCAAAGATAGAATCGATTATTTTGATACTAAAATTATAGAGATAAAAACTAATAATGATGGCATTGAATGTTTAATCGATGAACAAGGACGAAAACATACTGCAGATTTATTCATTGATTGTACAGGATTTCAAGCAGAATTAATTAATAAATCATTAAAAGTGCCTTTTATTGATATATCTTCTATTCTTCCGTGTGATAGTGCTGTTGCTATGCCAACTCAATTTAAAGATCCAATCAATGAATGCCATCCATACACTAAAGCAACCACTATGACTGCGGGTTGGAGATGGACAATTCCAACATTTAAACAAATTGGCAATGGCTATGTTTATTCTTCTAAGCATATATCACCTGAAGATGCAGAAAAAGAATTAAGAGATAGCATAGGTGAATATGATGTTAAAGCTAGACATTTGAAAATGCGGTGCGGAGCATCTGAAAAAGTTGCATATAAAAATGTAATCGCCGTTGGTTTATCTGCAGGTTTTGTTGAACCATTAGAAGCTACTGGTATTACATTTACGACTAAGATCGTTGAGGCATTAACTAACGGTTTAAATCATCATAGCGGTATTTGGAATCGTAATATAATAGATGCATTTAATGGTGCTTATACGAATATGGTCGTAGAAATAGTTGGGTTTGTTTGGGCACATTATCATTATAGCGATAGAGATGATACTCCGTTTTGGAAAGAAATACGAAACCAAAAGATTGAAGATGCTCCAACATACATACAAGAAATGTTTTCTAATTTTTATCCAACGATGCATAGACAGTTTTATTTGGATGAAAGAACTTCAGGGTTTCATACTGGCCATTGGTTTAGTATGTTGCATGCCAATCGCGTTTATGATAATGTCGAAAAACCCAAATTAAGTGAAGCTGAGTTAAAATATGCTGAATATTATGTTAAAGCTAAAACTGCTGAAGTAGATTATGCTATAGAATATTTTCCTAATCATTATGAATTTTTGAAAGAATGGTATGCGACAACCAGTAGCACTTTTTAAAGCTGACTTATTTAGTTATGCAAATGTAGGTACACCAGAGCAGAGGCAAGAGTTAATCGACAGATTGTTAGCTCTTAAAGCTTCTGGTGCTAGGGATATTAACGAATTAACTAATAACGAAGGTTGTTGGAGATATTCTTTTCCAGTAACAGATTGTGAATGGTTAAATAATGCATTAAGCGTTATAATGAATGACGCATTCACATATTATGCAAATCAACCCGGTAGCAGAATCAGAACACCAACTGAAGAAAACAAAATAAAACTTGGGAGTTGGTGTAATATTAATGAGAAATATGCTAGGAACGTTTATCATGCACACAAAGGTTCTATATTCTCATGTGTATATTATTTACAGGCCACAGACACTGGTAGATTAATCCTTAGCAATCCTGCTAATGTGTTAAATGATTGTAGTGATTTTGCTCCGTACACTAGAGACTTTTTCTTTCTCCCCAAAGATGGTGATTTAATCCTTTGGCCTTCATGGATTCCGCATGAAGTAGAACCCAATATGTCAGATAGACAACGAATTAATATAGCGTTTGATATTGATGTGCCTTTCATATATGAACCAAAGTGAGATATTATTTCCTGTTGAAATATTTTTTGGAAAAATAACATTAGATGATCGTATATTATACGATTTTAAAAAATGGTTAGAGATCCAAAAGCTATTAGAAGATGATATCAGTGCTATAAGCACAACGATGAATGGTTGGCAGTATGCATTCAAACAACACGATATTCAACCAGAATGGCATAAAAATATAGTATCACAAATTGATACTGACTTCTATATAAAAGAAAAAAGTAGTTGGGTGGTTGACTATGATGTTGGTGGATACCAAGATCCGCATATTCATAAAAGCAGTAAAGGCACTACTATAATTAATATTGTTGGCAGCGGGGATTTATTATTATACGATACTCGACCAATTGGTGGATTTGAAGTTAAGACTTTGAATCCCGGGGATTGGATATATATTCCAGGTTGGTTGATGCACTCTAGTCGGCCGTGTAAAGATAAACGAAGTATATTGGTGATTGATTATAGATGATGAAGATTGAGTTTTTTTCTAGCATAGACGGAGTTGCAGAATCTACTCCAATTTTGGAAGCTAAAGATTTTCAACAAGCTTGGTTTTCGCAATCGCGTGAAGACTATATTAAACGTCTAAA